ACCTCTTCACCATTAGAACCAGATCTTTTCATATACGCTTTACCGTCATAGGTATTGAGCGCTATTTCACCAAAATCTAGAGATGCTGTTGTAGGTATACGACCTGGGACTGCACTTCTGCGCAGTTTTAAAAATTGGTTAGACATGTGTCTGGCGTTATTTTGTATATACTGGTTAAGAGACTATATAGCCTCACGTATAAATATTAGTATTCTCCTAAATCAACAGTATAGAAGCTACCAGAATCGCCAAAAGAATCGATATTTTGTATAGTTAATGAACCTGTCTTTTCAGGTGTAGAAGCTATATAAACAGAACCAGATATAATAAAATCTGTTCCTTGTCCACTGCCGCTTAAAGTTAGTTGGGCACTAGCAGTATTGTATTGTAAATTAGACCAAACTTGTTTTAACTTCAACCTTGCCATTCTAATTAAATTTACCTATTCCAATTATAACATCAGATGCCTCTAATTCGTATCCTAATGCTGTTGTATTTAATACTAAAGTAGAAGTAGTTATTCCATTAGTAAAACTAACTATACTTGAAGCTTCTACATACTGACCGTTTACAAAGAATGTAAAATTATTTACGGTAGTTGGAGGAAGCGTAGGAGGCGCAGTAAGGAAGCCGCTAGAAAAAACAACTATATTAGACGATGAAAATACGCCTGTAACTGTTTTACTAGTATTTAAATATGATATTACTGTAGAATCAGCACTACCAATGTTAATTATATTATTTACGTTATTCACAGAATCGTTTAATAGTACAGATTTAGATCCTCCAGACTTTCCTTTCTTAACTCTAGCATCAAATTCTTCAGTTCCTGTAGAAGTTTCTAGTCCAAATACCACTCTAGAAATACCATAGGCATTAGATGGAGTGGCTAGTTTTTTGTTTAGAGTATCAGGAATTAAGTATCCGTTTAAAGTAATAGTAAAGTTTGTTCTAACCGCACGATTGTCACCTATATCATAGGTTATGCTATCTTGAAATGATTCAATTGAACTGTAGAAAAGGAAGCGGTTTGGGTCACCCCAATAGCTTCTGGATGCGAAGTTCAATGATTCGACAAGCTTATCCATCTGCTCAACAAAATAAGTCCAAACAATACACTCGTACTCTACAGTTATATAGTCTGGAGTGGCTGATACTACATATTTTGTCTCTGGCACTCTATTGTTTAGAGCTCCAAAGTTACTATATATATTTCTTTTACTAAAGGCTTTTTTGAATAATTGAACGTTGTAAACTTGGTTACCATCTAATTTATATCCTAAATTACGGTTTTGAGTTACTGAACTTCTTTTAAACATTAAAAGAGGCGCCATTAACTTTTCATTCTGATCCCTATAATAACCATCTCTTTGAACGCTTTTCCAGTTTTCAGGAGTGCCATAAATTACAGGGACGGTTAACTTAGAATTATTTTGAACTACAGATAGTTTAAGATGATTATTAAAATAGTACATTAAAGCCTCATCAACATCTTTAATGCCAATAGTAAAGTCTTTATCACCATCTTTTCTTTCACTTATTTCATAAGCTCTATTTTGTTCTGGCTGTCCTAATTTAGTAGGTTCAGAAAAAGGTTTTTGTACTGTACCCTCATTTGGTGCATAAGCAGGTCCAATGAGTTTACTCATAAATTCTTTTCTATTCTCAGGTCTAACTACTTGTATTGCCATTATAATCTTTCTTTAGTTATACCAAGTTTATCAGGACTTGCATAGTGGCCAGTTAAAATAATAGAATAAGATTGTCCGAATCCTTCAACAGGAGTTGAATAAGAGTAGTCTGGATCTTTGCCTAATATCAACTGGTTTTCATTGACGTTATTTATTTCATAATAAACTTCATTGTACATAACTACATCACCAACTTCAGGAACAATATTAGCTTCAATTAAATGATCTTTAAAGAATCTAAAATCAACAGATCTTTCTGTATCTGGACCGTAGTCTGTACTAGTTCTACTGAACTCACCTCTAACAATCAAACAAGGAATTAATACAGGACCGATAAAATACTTAGTTAAAGCTTCACCATATATGTTTATAGGTGTGTCATTTAATTTTATTTTATAATAACCTGCTTGTTGAGACACAATATCTTCAACGATCTCTTTTGTAAAGATCTTAAATGTAGCTACATCCCTAGTTGATCCAAACATTGCCATATTATCCTATGTATATGAACATCGGTACCTCATTTAATGTACTCGATATTGATTGATTTTCAGATTGTTTACGTTCTAACTGAGATCTACGACTCATGTCTTCAAAATCTCCTCTAAGTCTTTCTCTAAGAGCCGTTTGTTGTTCACGACCTTTACTAATCAAGTCAGCAGCATTCAAAGTAACTTCTGAACCAGGTGCTGGGATTTGGGAGTACTTACCTCTAATTAAACCAAGTAGCTCTGAAGCTAAAGCTAAAGTATATTCATAGATCCACTGTCTACCTGGATGATTAATTTGTCTATATGTTATAGTTGAATATGGTGCTAAACCTGGGTTTGCGATTAAGCTAGGATCATTTCCGTAAGGACTATTTCCAGATATACTTTTTAATTCACTTTCTTTTGCATAATCTACCCATACAACAATACCATCTTTATCAGGAAAAGGAAATATAGTTAATTTATTATTTGTTATTGAAAAAGAATACATTGAACGACGAACATTATTTGACATTTCAATCTCTTGTATTCTAGATATGTCCCAATAAATAGGGAATAAAACAAAGTTTAAACCAGGAGAATAACTTGCCCAACCAAAGTTTTCAGTTGCACCTTGATAGTTAATACTACCTCCAATATATGGATCATAGTACTGATTAATAGCTGGCTGTCCTTCGTAATATATTCTATTAATAGAGATTCTATCACCCGGTGATATTAAACTACCAGATAGTGCCCAAGCTTGTAAGTCATAAGTTTGTTGACTAGATGTTAAGTATAAAGGAGCTTTATATTGATCAACATAGCCACCTACTTGAATTGGAGTACCGTAGTTTCCTGCTACAGTAATTATAGAGTTTAAATTAGGAACAACTACAGTATTGTTTAATGTAGATCCTGTAGATGCACCTTCTAAAGAAAGATAGTTGTCTTTTATTTTAGATTGATAAAGCTCTTCTGCATAAACAGAAACAGCTTCTTCAAAACAAGCATAAAAATTTATGTCTTGTAATTCTACTTCCATTATAGGATATCCTAACTTACGAGCGCAGTAGTTTGCTACTTTAGGACCATCTGCTTGGAAATTAGGATCTGTATCGTAAAAACCAAATGGAGTAGAACCTGAAATCGCTCCAGGAGTTCCATCATATATTACTGTTGTTGCTGTAGATGCCATTAATCGTGTGCTTTATATATTTCAAGAATATGTTCTACTATTGGATCACGATGATTTGTTTTCAAAGTGACTACTGCAAAACCTGGCACTTCTTTAAAGTTAGTGCATATGAAATTAAAACCACTTATTTTTTTATCTTTTAAATCTATCTGAGCAGTATCACCACATATAATCATTTTACTACCTTGACAAATCCTACCTAATAATAACTCCATTTGTCTGTGAGTTATGTTCTGTCCTTCATCTACTACTACACAACAATTAGTTAAGTTCCTTCCTCTCATAAAAGCTAAAGGTATTACTTCAATATTACCTTCTGCTAATTCTTTATCTATCTTTTCCTTGTTATACAATCTATACATGTTATCATATATAGCTGCTGTATAAGGAGCTAATTTATCATCTTTAGAACCGGGTAAAAAACCAATGTCTTCACCTGATGTAACTGCCGGTCTTGTTAAAATAACTCTTTCTACTTCTTTACGAAATAGCAAATCAAGTGCTATTTGTGCTGCAACTAATGATTTACCTGAACCTGCTTGACCTTTTAAAACTGTTATTTTATTATTTAGTATAACTAATTTGGCTTCTTTCTGTTCTTCATTAAGCTGCACTTGAAACCTAATCTCATTCTTGGGTCTACGCTTAGCACTTTTGTCAACCATATTATAACGCCTTTCAAATAAATATTGATCAATAGTAAATAAAAAACCCAACCTTACGGGGTTGGGCTTTTATAATCTATAGTAGAGTTAAACTACACTACGTTAAGATCAGATACTACTACCAAGCCATAGTATTCAGGACGTACCATAGTCATTGCGTAACGAGTCATGATACCTTTTCTTGGAGTGAAGGTATTTGGATCGTACACAAGTGGAGTCATGATCAATGGAACATATGGAGAGTATACAGCGCCACACTCAAGGAACTGATTGCCACGGAAACCGAGCAAGATAACGTTCTCAAGCATGTAAGGGTTTTTGTAAACCTTGTAACGACTGTTCAACTGACCGATTTTTTGTACACCGAAAGCATACTTCATTGTATCAGCTGCGCCGTCTGTATCAGCAGCAAATCCTGGGATAGACTCAAGAATTGTAGCTACAGAAGGAGAAACTACCATGAAGTTAGCACCACCACGCAAAGTACGCTGATGGATAATGTTAGATACTTTCTGAAGTTTGATACCCAAGGTCTGGAACCAGCTCATTTGAGTGTAATAAACACCAGCAGTATTGCTATCAAATCCAGTCTTTCCACTGTTAATTTGGTTACCAACCTTAGCTGACCAGTACTCAACAGTTGGAGCATTTTGAATCAACATATCCAATACTTCCAAGTCAATCTCAAGAGAGATGTGCTCAGAAAGAAGACCAGTCAATTCAGCTTCAGCATCAAGAGAATGGTAAGCATTCAAGTCTTGAGCGAATTCTGGTGTCCATTGTGCTTTCAACTTACGAGTTTTAGCACTGATTGTTTGAGACTTCATTTGAACGTTGATCTCAGGGATAACGATAGAAGTTGCAGACAAGCTGTTTGGAACAGATGGGTTACCATCTCTGTCTTCGAAGTCACCACGTGCGTTAAAGTCAGTTTGCTTATTGTAAAAAACATCATAGATCTTATTGCCGCCAGCACCGCCTAGAGTGATAACTTTGTTAACAAAGAAGTTAACAAATACACCAGCTGCAGAGCTAGAAAGCTGAGTAGCTTGTTGGATGTTATCAGCTGCAGTAATTACAGATCCAGAAGTCAAAATAAATGCACGTACACCATTTTGGTTTAGAGCAGGGCTAATAGACGCAGTTGGGATAGTGAATTTAGTAATTTGACCAGCAGCTGCAGAAGCAGAGTAATCACTGTTAAATTCAAGATCAGCCCAGTTAGCAGTACCAGAAGCGAATCCAACTGCAGAAGCTGAAACTGAAGATGAGAATTGGTTCAAAGAATAACCAAAGCGACCAGCACCATAAAGAGCACCTTCAGCAAGGTTACCAAAGTTTGCACTTGGAGTACCATATATAGAATTACCAGAAGCAAAAGGAGTCTTATTGTTTCCGTATTGGAAATCAAGATAGAATACCAAACCAGCAGGAAGGTTCATCGGCTGTACAGAAACAAATTCTTTAGCAGCGATTTGACCAAAGATCTTACGTACCAATGGAAGAGCTACGCCAGCCCACTGCTCACCAGTACCAGGAGTAAAGGTAGCACCGCCAGAGTTTGCGTTACCGTTAGTAGAAGAAGATTCAACTACAAGCTGTTTAGCTTGGTTTTCGAGGATTACCGCCATGTTGTTAGCGTCGTAATCATGCATGCCCTCGAGAAGGCCTGACTTGCTCCACTTCTTAGCAAGACGCTGAGCAACACCATGTTGATCAGAGAAAGCTGAGTTAGCGGATTCAGCCAATAGAGATTGTACTAAATTTGCCATTTTGTTATTAATTTTGTTTTTTGTTATTTGATTCCAGCAAGCTTTTGCCATCTGCTCATCATATTATCTTGCTCGATAATAGGTTGTTTAGGGGCAACACCTGCTGCTTGTGAAGCAAAACCAATTGATTCTTTAAGTTGCTTTTTAGATTCGAAAGACTCTTTCAAAGTTTCAAAAGTGTTCTTAACCTCAGTTACAGATGTAGCACGGTCAAGAGCATTAATTACTTTTACTTTTTGAGATTCAGTCAAAGTCTTAGCTTTGAACAACTTATTCATGTAAAGATATTTTGCATTAAGAAGATTAACCTCTTGTAGGCTTTGACGAAGTTCTTCGATAGTAGCGTTAGCTTCTTCAAGCTCTTCTTCTACTTTATCTTTCTTTTCGTCATCTTTTTTCTTCTCTTCAAGCT